GGTTGGTGGTGCAGTATGCCCGTTTATGTGTTACGGAAACAATAACGTCAAATTATCAGACTTTGTAGTTCATACAGGACTCAACTCCACACTTGGGGCAATTAGGATCGTTCTTGCTGCACATGATATTACAATATCAGATGGAGAGATAGCACATTGCGTGGGAGATGGTATCAGCATAGGAGACAGTGGAACCTCTTACAATATCATAATAGATAATGTTGATATTAGCGATGTAGGCGCACAGGGATATGGGATATATGCTCATGCTAATTCGTATTCAGTGACCGTGAAAGATTGCACAATCCATGATTTAACTGCTGTTGCCATTGTTGCCGCCAATGCGAATGCGGGTGGTATGGTATTTGAAAGGAACTTAATATATTTATGCGCTTACGGCATTTCTTTAGGCGGTGGCACAGAAGTACATGGTCAAAATATAATAAGGACTAATATCATATACGATATTACGAACTTTGGGATTAGGTGTGGTAGTGCCGCAGCCGGGTTTCAGGATGTATATAACAATACGGTCTTTAGTGTAGATGAGGGAATCCTTATTGACTACCCTGGGAGTGTAGTTGCTGCAAAGAACAATATCATTGCCAATAGCAATTACGGATTTTATTCTGATACGGATGTAGTAGATTTATCAAATAACTGTATGTGGGATATCTCTGGGGCAACCTATTTCGGATGCGAGACAGGGACAGATGATATATTTGCCGATCCCAACTTTACTTCTGCCACTGAACTTACTCGTACTACCTCTGATCCATGCTGGCAAGCTGGGACAGACGTTGGAACGGTACTCGACTTCAATAGCCAGACATTCCCAGACCCTCCGGCAATAGGGGCATACTATGGGCCGGAGCCGACTGCATCACCATTCCCGGTTGATTCTCCTCCACCGACGCCCTATTTCCCTACACCGACCCGGACCCCAACGACTCCCACTCCGAGCCCGAGTCCGACATCGGCATTAACTCCGACACCACAACCCACGCCGACAAGCGCGTTGACCCCGACTCCCCCACCAACGGTGACCCCGACTCCGAGAGTAATCACGCCTACTCCATCGCCATCTCCGACAAGCGCATTAACTCCAACTCCCAGCCCCAGCCCCAGTCCGGCAGATTTTAAGTATTGGCTAACATCCGGGGTAGGAATTACCAGGACAGTTTATTTTCATTGGACCGGCGGTGGAAGTTCTCCGTGGGGACCGTATGATATTACGACCACTCCGGCCTATTTGCATGACCGGCCTGAAACCGGAGGGTACTTTCTGTCTATGGTAGATGGGGTTCCGGGACCGTGGAAAACCAGACCGGAAAGGACGATGCTTGAATTTTGGTCGCCTCCAACTCCGACACCCACACCGAGCGTTACGCCTACACCATCCACCACGCCTACCCCGAGCGTTACACCTACTATGACGCCGTCTCCGTCTCCAACTTCCGGGCCGGTATCAACACCGATAGCTGATATTTATAATGGGTTCGATGACTTCGATATTGGGGTGAGAAAAAGCGGCTGGACGTTCAGTGGGATAGGAAACGCAGACGTTTACATCCACGAATATTATTACGGCCTGAACCGGCCGGGATTACAACTGGCGGATGATGGGGATTACTTTACTTCGGAGGCCCTGGTGGGAGTAGACAGAGAGCTGGGTTATTGGATGAGAGGGAGCGGCACAGGATCGGATAGCTATTTGAGTATCGATGGGAGAGTATATTTCGACCCGTATTATTATTGGTCAAATATTCAAGAGGTTAAGCCATTGCCGCAGGTGGAGACAAGCACAAGCGGGATCGAGATAATGGATGATGTCCTGTCGTTAAGATTTACCTATCACAAAACTACCGGGGAACTGGCATTGGATGATTTTCTGTATAATGCAATAACTCCGACTGTAACCCCGACGCCGGTGGGGTACTTGACACCCACCCCGACGCCGGTGGGATATCATACGCCGACACCTACAATCACCCCGGTCCCGTCACCTTCGGTCGCTCCGACTCCATCGCCGACGCCGGAGGATCAAATGTATAGTATTATTGTTTTACCATTCCAATTCAAGGGCACTCTTATAATTGCCGACTAGGAGATTAGATATGAAAGATCAAGTTATGTTATGCGCTTTAATTATGGGGATAATCCTCGGAGCCGTGGGGGGCGTTCTGGTAGGTTTAGCATTCGGGGAGGCGTTGATATTCTCACCGGGAGAGGAGAAGAACGTCTGGATACAGGTAGAAGAGAGAGAAGGCGGATCGTTTACAATAGACACCGCTACAAGCTGGATCGAGATGAGCGACGGGACAAGCTATGTGGCGGAGACTAGTGCGGTAATTAGCGGCAGCCGGGTATACGCCCCGGTAGACGGAAGCAGCTGGACCACGGGCAGCGAGTATCATTTATTCATCCATTACGGGACGGATAAGACGAACGAGGTTTATATCAATGGGATACAGATACAAGTTGAGGAGGATTTCGAATGAGTTTAATAACGGTAGCAGAGATGGCGTCGTATCTTGAGTGTGAAACAGATGATGCTTTTATGCTGTTGATTCAGGACCCGACGGAAGATTGGTTCGACCAACAGGTCAATAGGGCGTTAGGCGAAACGGATTATACTTTAGAGCGATATGACGGCACGGGAGATAGCTGGCTGGAGCTTCGTAATTACCCAGTAACAGCGGTGACCAGGTTAAGCATGGGAGTTCGGGACGGGTTGTGGGTTAAGAATGGCAATACTGATTTAACCCTAGCCAGTGCGTCGATTACCGGAAGCAATCTGGTTCTAACCTCTTCGGGCGGCGCAGATCCCCATAGCGCGACTATTGCGATCGGGGCCGAGACACTAGCAACGCTGGCGGCTCTGGTGATAGCAGAGGGACACGGATGGACGGCGGGGGTGAGTGATTCGGCTAACGATGACATCCTGGCAACGGAGATGTTTGACCGGCTGGGGGGTAATGCTAATAATAATAAGTGTGAGTTTGATATGCCGGATTCCCCATCGGAGGAGAAGTTTGAGATTGACGGAGAGGGGAGCATAAAGCTGAGGGACGGAGTATTTTGTATGGGGACAAATAATATCTCGGTCACTTATAAAGCGGGGTACACGACTACAACGGTGCCGGGATACCTGAAGCTGGCTATCTTAAAAATGACGAAGGTATTTTATGAGATGGTCGATCAGAATATGGAGAACTTTAAGAGCTTTAAGGCAGGAGATGTTTCGAGGGTATTAAAAGATGACCAGGTGCCGAAATTCGTACAGGGTGTAATTGCGATGATGCGGAGGCAATCTTTATAATGGGAGTGCCGGGCAAAAAGACAAGTATCACCTTTCAAACCGTGGCGACATCTTCGGACGGAGCGGGCGGCCAGATCGAAGCGGCTCCGGTATTATATGATACGATCCGGGGGGTATGGTCAACGCTGAGCCGGTACGAGAGATTGATAGTAGGCGCTCCGGGGGAGGCGGCAGAGTTTATCGCATACTTGAAATATAATGCAACTACCGCCGGAATAACGACGAAGATGGAGGCAGTGGTGGGATCGGATAGGTACGAGATTATGGATATAGATAATCCGGGGAACCTTAACGATCATTTAGAGATCGGTTGCCGAAGGAAAATCACTTGAAAAGATTAGCAGTAATATCAGCTTATAACGAGATCGATTTTATAAGCGGCGCGATTAAAAGCGTGAGAGGATGGGCGGATAGGATAATTGTAGTGGATGGGGCATGGACGGGATTCCCGCTAATCAATAATGATTTCAAGAGCACGGATGGAACGATTGAGGAGGCCAGAAGATGGGGGGCCGAAGTCATAATACCGAAGAGAGTTTGGATTAATCAAGTAGAAAAAAGGAACGTATATTTATTGGCAGAGGATCCGGAAGATTGGTATTTGATTCTTGACGCTGATGAGCGACTGGCAGGTTGGCCGGAATATCCGTTATGGGGCCGGGCATACAATATCATAATCATTGGCAACCGGATGAACCCGAGAGCGTATAGTATTGGACTTAGGTTGGTACGCAATACGATCGGTTTGCATTATGAGATGGTGCATAATTATCTTGTTGATAATAACGGAGTAGTGGAGTCCGGGGGTACGATAAAGGATTGTATTATTCAACATCTATCTTATCTCCGAAGCGGAGAAAGAAATAAACTAAAAGATATCTACTCAAATATTCAGTGGGATGAAGAGATATCACGGAGGAGAGAACTTGGAATTGCCTGAAAAAATTAGAATAGAGTTCAAGCCGTCAGCGGAGATGGATAGTTACCGGGGGCAAGGTATCGATACCAGGGAAGGGCAGCTGATTTGGACGGTAGAGTGGCGAGTGGGGGTAAGGCTAATAAAGCAATGGCCGGGAAAATGGAGAAAGGCAACAGAGAAACAGTCAGGCAAACGGCTAGTAACGGCAGTAATGCCAACGACAAAAGGCCGGGAGAAGATGGCCTTACATGCGATTGAGTGTTTCTTGCGCCAGGAATGGGAGAACAAGGAACTGGTAATTGTGAACGAAGGCGATGCCTTTTTAATGAAACAGTCTAACCCGATAGTAAGGGAGGTTCTGGTGGAGAGGGGCCGGAACAATGGCTGGATGCGAAATATCGGGGATCGGCTGGCGGACGGGGATTATATTATCCGGTGGGATGATGATGATATCCACCACCCCGGCAGGATCCGGGCGCAGATGAACGCGGTCGAAACGATCGGAGCGGTAGCAACGTCTTTAAAATATCGGATACATTATTTTATAGATACTGATCAAGCATATATATTCTCTTGTAAGGGGGAGGGATTAATACTCTATAAAAATGAGGGGCATAGATACTTCGAGGAAAATGAAGAGCTGGGCGGTACGGATGGCGCGTTTTACGGAGAATACGCCGGGGAGGTATGTACTAAAGATAACTGGCCGGGATTATATATCAGGATTTACCACGGGACTAATATTTGCTCAAGAGATCATATCGCGAAACGGATGCCGAAGGATTTAAAGAAAGGAGAATGGAGACTGGCGGGGCCGTGGAATGAAAAAGGATTGAAGATTTATTTAAAGAGTGCTATAGATACTTTCAAAAAGGCCATAAAATAATTATGGTCTAACCGAAAAAAGGAGAAGAGGTAAATGAAAAAGGTGGCGATATTATTGCCGACAATGAAAAAGTTTGTCATGACCCTGCCGGATACCCTGAAGCAGCTGGATAAAAAAACAGTATATCCAGAGGTGGGGGTGTTCGTGTTTTATGACGCGGACCCGGTGGGATTCAGGAATCTTGACTCATCGGAATATAAGATGAGCGTGGCAGGAATTACTAGCGATCGGATCGTCGAGAGGGTAGGGGCAATAAATAAATTGTATGAGGGGCTGGATAGCAAGGCTGATTTATATTTGACCTGGATGCCGGATGCTGATCCGTGGGAGAAAGGTTGGCTGGCTAAGGCGGTGGACTTGTTTGATGATAAGTTCGGGCGCGGAGCGGGTTTGCTTGAGCTGAGAGGGGAGATAATAATGTTTAACAAAAAATTCATTCGGGTAATGGACCTGCCGGAGAATACCTGCGTCCCCCCGAATTATATCCGGTACAACTGGGACAAAGAATTGATTGACCGGGCGAAGATTATGGAGATTTACGCGAAGGGGAAGGGACCCCGGAGAAAGCCGGAAGAGATCAGTCAAATCCGTGATACTCATATCCGGGTTAATGACAATGTCGTATTCAACCGGCGGGAACGGAACTGGCTTATGGCGGAGGCTACCAATAATGAATAACACGCTGGCAATACTGATACCGACCCGACATCGACCAGAGATATTGAAACAATGCCTGGCTGACTTGAAGTGGCGGGTAGCATATAGACCGGTAATGGTTTATCTGGTATTTGACGGAGACTGGGAAGGGTATAAGGATTTTGATCAGCAGATATTCAATCAGAGCTTTGCCGGTCAGATATTTCATATCGAACACTCGGAATATATAGAGGCAATCAATGATATGGCAAAGCTGGCTTATGCCGCCGGGCATAAATATTTCCTACCGTGGAGCGATGATAGTTTCTTAAAGGGGGAAAGACCGCTAAGGAAGGCGATAGACGCGCTACGGGTGGCTGAGGGGCCGGGCAACCCCGTTGTTATGGCGATGAACAATCCTTACTGGGGAGATCGGCTGGGGACTCATGCAATACTTAACCGGGCGATGGTGGATTATCTGGATTACGGCAATGGCGAGATATTCTATCCGAGGTACAGGCACTATGGCGGGGATAATGAGCTGACGGCTCGGGCGAAGAGGGGAGGTTATTTTCATTTCATCGAAGAGGTGGGGATAGAACATCCACCGCCGACAGAGACGCAGGGCAATCCGTCGATGGTGCATAAGGACCATGATGGAAAACTATGGAGGGAGAGAAAGAGAGCGATAGATGCCGGCGCAGTCTAAAGTTAAAGTAATATGGAAGGGTGAAGATTTTAAACGAGCTTTGCACTTCGATATGAAAAAGAAGATGGAATTGTGCTGCCGCAAGATTGAAGCTGATATCAAGATATCAATATCAGGCCCGCCGAACACGGTCAATTATCAAAGTTCGATGGTAGGGACGCGATCCGGGGCACTAAGGGCAAGTATCACGAGTAACTGGACGGGAGGGGGATCGGGATCACCGCCGGGAGCAAAGGCAAAGGCGCGAGGGGCGACAAGCATACCGGATCCAGGGGGGACAGTTACAGAGGTTCGGGGGGTAGTCGGGACTAACCTGGTATATGGTCCGTTACACGAGTTCGGGGATACGATTACCCCGAAAAAAAGAAAGTGGTTAACAATACCGTTCCCAAAGGAATGGGGTGGTGGTGCAATGACAGGTCTCAGTGTGGGACGGGGATCGGCCAGGGAGTTTAAAGATACATACATACATAATAATATTATATTTGCCTCACCTAAAGGCAGGGCGAAACCAGTACCGCTGTTTATTTTGAAGAAGAGCGTAACAATTAAACCCAGGCCATTCATCCGCCCGGCAATAGACAGAAATGCCTCAAATGTCAGAAGAGTATTTTTGGAGTTAAAGAAATGACAGTATTAGATGACAATGCAGTGGCAACGGGGATCTACTCGAAGCTGACCACGGGGACGGAGGGGGTCGCCCTGATGGTTTTACTGACCGCCATATACCGGGATGAGATACCGGAGGGGGCTGTGCTTGATTATGTAAGATTTTTCAAGGTAAGCGAAGCAAGTCAGAATACCTTCTCAAATAAGTATTGGCCTTTAAAATTTCAGTTTGATATCTATGGCAAAAAAATAATCGGAGAGTCGGCGTCCCATAAGGCGTCGAGAATAAAGAAAGCATTAACCACCGCGATGGAAAGTAACAGCGCGGTGTTGACAATAGCAGGATTCAATTCGGTGTGTTGCCGATTCGATTTTGCCTCGGGGGACTATTCATGGGAGGAAGGTGTGAAGAGGATTATTGTGCAATACTCAATTTTAGTTGGGGAAGGATAACTTTCCCCTTGCATAATACCAGGAGGTAATTATGAGCACGAGTGCAATTTGTGGAGAAAATGGAAGTGTGGCAGTCGGGACCCTTGACGTCGCCGAAATCTCGAACTTTGAGATCAATATCAGCAGGACGCCGGTGGACGTCCCTAAGTATGGTACTACCAGAGATAAGTTACTCTGCGGCCCGTATGAATGGGATGGTAGTTTCAGCGGCAACTGGTACATGACCACTACCAATCAGCAAAAAGCGTTGCAAGACGCGCTGACTGGCGGGACTACCGTAACGCTGTTTGGTTACGTTGACGCGACTAAATGCTACACCGGAACCGTTTATATCACGGCGGTAAACGTGAGTGTTCCCTACGACGGATTGGTCTCTGTGACCTTTAACTACGTCGGGACCGGGGTGCTTACTACTACCCTGGCGTAAACAGGAGCTCCAGACATAATGGAACATTACGGTAAATTTGTTGGTATCTTTTTTGAGGGTCGGCAGATAGGCGCCGGAAGACGCTGGAAGCTGACCCGGATACCAATGTCTGAGCCGGATAGCGAAAGGCCCGTGTCATCTAATAACCCGAACATGATTATTATGAAGGGATGGGTGGCACGGGTCTTAAGTTATCATTTAGATGAGAAAGTCAAAGGGCGGGAGTTAGAGTTTAGATTCGCCAATCAGTTTATGTATTTTAAAACGCTGGGAAAGATCCTGGCAGATATCAAGGTGGGGGGAAACATTGGAGAGGAACTAAAAATGGAAGGCAGCGCGCCGGTGGCAGCGGTCTTCGTCGAATAAGGAGAGAGAAGATGACAGAAGAGAAAAAGAATTTGGACACGATGACGGCGCAGCCGCTGGTCGTGGAGATAGAGGGGAGAGAGTTAGAGTTCACGAGATTATCGCTTGATGATTTCGGGGCGTTGGAAATGAAGATCAAGCAGACGCTAGCAGAAAGCACAGCGGCTGTGATGAAGGGGATCAGTGAGCCTCGTGCGGAGATAATGAAAGAGATCAATACGATCCTTACCGGGGACGTAACCCCGAAGGAATGGACCCAGGCTCTGAAATCCCCGGAGAATCAGGCGTATCTACTTTATCGGAGTGTGGCCAGGAAGCATCCGGATATTACAAAGGATGAGTTTTTCACGATGCTCCCGGTGAGTCAGCTGAAAGAGCTTATGACCAAGCTAATCCAGCTGGATAACCAGGGCAAGAAGAAAGCAAAAAACTCCCCAGGGGCCTTCGGGGGGAAGGTTCCGGCAAAGAAAAAGAAATAGGGGATTGGTCGTATTGGTATGCGCTGTTTGCTCACTTTTATAATCTGAAACCAGAGGAGGTTAAACGATTATCATGGGGGCAATTTAACGGGTACGCGTCGCAGATTGATACGATAATAAAATTGGATCATCCAGAATTAAAGTTCAAAAACAAACTACCGAGAGGGGGTGGTAATACAGGCAAAAAAGATATACTAGAAATAGCGGAGATAAAAACCTATGGCCTTTAACGTCGGTGGAATATATTTAGATATCAAGGCGGATGCCAGGCAGGTGATCCAGTCTCTTGACAAGCTCCACAAGAAAGTTACGGTCGGGGCAAAGGAAATGTCCTCGGCCTATAATGCAGTAGCGTCCTCCATGTCCGGTATCAGCAGAACCGGGCGGAGGGCGCTTCTTGCTATTACGGGGGCTGTAACGGCGGCGACTTATGCCTCCGCTAAATATGAGAAGCAGCTAGCCCAGGTCAGTACGATGCTATCCGGGGAGGGGATGGATTCGATGGAGGCGTACAAGGCCCAGATCCTTGACTTAGGGGTAGCTATGGGTGAGAGTACCGGGACATTATCCAAAGGATTGTATGACATACTATCCGCAAGTGTAGCACCGACGGAGGCGTTAGGGGTTCTGGAAGTTTCGGCCAAAGCGGCAGCGGCAGGGCTGACGGATACCGGCACGGCGGCGGACGCTGTTACTACGATCATGAATTCTTACGGGATGGCTGCCGCTGATGCAACGGTTATCTCTGATAAGCTGTTCGCCACGGTTTATCGGGGGAAAACTGATTTTGCGCAACTGGCTCCAGCTATAGGTATGGTGGCTTCTACCGCGGCGCAGTCTGGACTTAGTCTTGATGAATTGTCGGGGGCGTTGTCAACGGCAACCAGGAACGGTGTTAAAACACGGGTAGCGATCACCGGGGTAAACTCGATGATGATGAGTTTTCTGAAGCCGACGGAAGATGCAAAGGTCGCGGCCAGGGAATTAGGCTTTGAGCTAAATACACAGACACTCAAGACCATTGGATTGGCCGGAGTGATTGATATATTATCCGGGGCGACGAAAGAGCAAGTCGCCAGTGTCATAACCAACCGCCGGGCTCTAAAAGTACTTATGCCGATACTCGGTGATGTAGATGGATTCTATGAGGATATCGCGCTATCAGCCGGATCCGCTGGGGCAGCTCAAGCGGCGTTCGAGAAGCAGACGGGGACACTGGCTTTTCAGATGGGGCAATTAACTCAGGCGGGATTTAAGTTATTGGTGGGGCTGGGGGATATCTTCAATGAGGCAATACAGGGGAGCGGGGTAGTCGCTGGATTGACAGATATGCTATCCGGGTTGGGAGAGACGTTCAGTGATCTTGGGGGGACGGGCAAGACATTCGTGATTGTTATTACCGGCATTGCGGCGGCGGTAGCGGCTTTGATGGCAATAATACCGACGTTGCTGGCATTGCTGGCGGCGGCGAGGGCGGCAGTAGCAATGCTCGGGACACAAGTTGCGATAGCTACCGGGGGGATATCTTTATTGGTCGCGGCAATAGTGGCCGGGGGATTAATCTTTGCTTTATCCGGTGCGGTCACTGAAAGCAAAAAAGCCTCGTCAGCAATAAATGAACTGAGCGGTGCGCTAAACTCCCAGATAGCGGTGATTGATGCGGTAACGAAGAAGCACCAGGGTCTCAAAAAACTACTCAGCGCATACGACAAGTTGGTTGAGAGAGAGAAAAAAGCGGTTGCGGCCGGGAAGAGCGTTACAGCAATACAGGCTCAACAGCAGGTAGCACTAGTTAATCTGAGAAATGCAACCGACACCCTGTCAGTGGCATATAATACGCTTACGGGCAAATACGAATTAAACCGGGCGGAGGTAGATAAACAGATAGGTAAAAATAATGAGTTGGCCGTCAGTGAGATAGATACAGCACTGGTAATAATACGAGCGAAGAAATCGGTTACTGACGAAGAGGTTGATGCACTAAAGGAATCCACGAAAGCAGCCGAAGTCAGAATGGCCGAGCTAACAGAGATAAGCAGAATAGACGAAGAGAACGCAAAGCTAAAGAAAAAGTATCTTGCCGAAGTAGCCAGGGCAGAGAAAGAGGGAACCGAGAGTACTTTAAGGGATGCAAGGATTAAACTCCAAGCGGTAGAGTACGCAATAATATGGGGAAAGAAGTGGGATGAAGAGGCAAAGGCGGAGCAGATTGAGTTAATAAAACTCCATTCGACGAATATAGCTATAATAACAACGTATAATAATCTCAAAGCCGAAGAGATAGAGTATCAAAAATTATCGAATGACGCTCACGCCAAAGGTGCAGGCGAGAAAGAGAAAGAGAATGAGGAGATAGCCAAGGGCGAAGCAATACAAGCCAGTGTACTAAAGATAGCCAGGGAGAATGTCCAGGTCCGGGAACTATTAAACTCGATGGGGTGGGATATCGCCCCGCCTCCAGAGGATATTGATGTTGCAAAAAAGTCAGTAGCTGATTTAGAGGCCGCAGTGGAATCAATGGCGGATACGGCGGAAGAGGGTGGGGATAGATGGTTATCTACATTGACCCGGTTGGGTGTTGCCTATGGTGTGTTAGCGGATGAGGAGAAGGTACTAGCCGACGAAAGGGAAAAAGCATACGATGAAGCAAGCGATACGGTAGAGACATATTACGATGACCTCCGGAGTAATAGCGACTGGACAACGGATGCGGTAGTTGCAGACATCCAGGCCAGAATGGATAAGTTAAAAGAGGAGGGCAAAGAAGGCGGGGCGGTATATGAAGCACTATCTGCGAAGATCATTATTGAGACGAAGAAGCAAGGCGCTGCATATACAAAGATATGGGATGGGGTTGTTCAGGATATAAACTCGGCAATGTCGGATTCTATCGCCGATATGATAAAGGGGAATAAGGATCTGGAAGAATCATTTAGGGATTTAGGGGACACGATTGTAGAT